ATGTAAATGATTAGCAGTAGCACCATCTACTCCTTCTTCACAAATAGGACTACCCATTTTCACAATAGAACCAACTTTTAGATTTTTGATATAAGGATCAGAATCATTCCAATGAGTAAGCATGATAAATGGTTTAAATACTCCACTAGGAGTATTACACTTTTCTGTCGCAACTAGCCAAATGGTATTGGTGGTTGAATTACCGATTCCTTTAATGGCTACTACTTTCATATCAACAGGAGCATAATATAGCTCTCTATTGCCATCTTTTCCAGCTATATCAATAGGATAATCTGCATAATTTTTACTGTTGTACCAATGAGGTTTATGAGAAGTAGTTCCGTTATAGCTTTGAGTAATTCTCATATTTTTCATACCAAATGCGAAATTTTTCATTATTTACCTTCTTTCTTTAATCCTTGATTAAATCCGTTTACTACTTCTTCAATCATCATATCCATTTCAAGTTCTGTAATAGTAATTCCTTTTTCGTTTAATAATGCAATTATATTTTCTTTAGCTTTTTCTAGCTTCTTAGCACCATCTAAGTCTTTATAAAGCTGTTCAGTAGCATTTACTACTGTTTTTACGATTTTCTGTTTAGTCTCAGTATTTACATACTCCTCGTACTTGCTTTTTAGTCTAGTAGCAATATAAGCTACTAAGCCTGTTAAAAGAGTAGTAATGATTTCTAAAATATTTGATTGTATTAATTCCAACATATTAATTCTCCTTTAAAAATAATTTTTGATATTCTCTTTCTATAAAAATTGCATCTTGCTTAACCTTTGAATTCCAACCTTTGTTTATATATTCATTCACAAAGTTCAACATTGCAATCCATTGCGTTTCGGATTTTGTTTCACCATTTTTAATATCCTGAACAAAATCACTTATTAAAATTTTTGCATCTTCTTGATGATAATCTTCTATTTTTTTATCAAGCTTGTCCAACTTTTCATTCGTTGATTTATTTAGTTTTTTGCCAACAAATTCAATTGGAGAAATCTTAATAGGTACCACTTCTATTAAGGATAATAGACCTACTAAAATTAAAGCCCAATAATTATTTAATATTTCTATTAATTTCATCTTTATTCCTTTCTTAATTAGCAAACCAAGCTTCATGTATTCTAAATTGTTTGTTTGTTGGCATATAACCTATTTTAGTAGTTGTATCAGATGTATCGCTATATATTTCAACATTGCCTGTATTAGTAATTCTTCCAAAAACGGTACTACACATTCCTGATACAGCACAATTAAAATAAAATAAAACATCTGTATAATAATTACTTTGTTGTGGTAAGTATTTAGTAGGAATAGTGCCTATTAAATTATAACCATTTGTAAAATTTGTAGCATATGCCTCAAAATCTAAAATTACAGTTTTTCCTTGTTTTCTTAATTGATTTGCAGTAATGTCTGCACATTTTGTATCTGTTAAAATTAATTGACTCTTTGTGATATTTTCAATATTATCTGTTACTAATTCATTACCAGTTTTATCAAATAATTTTACTAATTTTTTCATATCATTTCTGATATTTAATTTTTCTATTTATATCCAATTACCTTTTTTATACCTATTCCATTTTCTTCAGTAGCAGAAAAGCTATTTGCACTATAGTTAATTGCAGTGTATTTCTGTTTTGATATCAATTTATTTGAAATATATATAATAGCTATTTTTAAATTACCTGAATCGTTCGTATTTGTCCATGCTGTAGTTAGGAAAACTTGCTTATTATTTGGTTCGCAAACTTTCACATAATTATTATTACTTGCACCATTATAAAAAATCTCAATAAATTTATAGTTAGCAGCACTATCTGATAATGTAATATTATCTGTAGCACCTGAGCCATTATGTTCATATAGAACCACACCTTCAAGTGATGAAATTCTCTGTTCATAATTATTATTAATTGGATCTAAATTTTCATTTTCTTTAGTTTTTAGTTGGATTAATTTTTTCATTGAATTAGCTATTAAGCTATGCGTTTATAAAAATATACTACCTCTACTGGGTGAATGTTATTATGTGGCTGATTTCCACCTACTTCAGTTGTTTCAACACTTCCATAGTTTGCATCAAAATAAGTAATAGCAGATTGATTACCTGAGCCTGAAATTGCCATTCCTGAAGAAGTAATTGATGTTTTGTGTTTATGGCTAGGCATTTCATCAATCACTAAAGTATGTTCTTTCTCACCAAATTGCTGTCCAGCTGTTTTAAATCTGTTATCAGTAGAATTGGGATTAATACCTATTGGACTTCTCTCCTTTAATGTTAACTCCCATGTTCCATAATAGATTTTAGACATATTCTGTTCTCTATCAAACATTTTAATAGTACCTATTGGTTCCCATTTTTTTGGAATAATCAATTCACCCAATTTATTTTTTAGCTCGATTATTTTCATAAACGACCACCACTTTTTGAAAAAAGAAAAGAAGAAAAATTAAATATTTTCCTCCTTTCCATTTGGGGTGTGGTGTTGCTTAAATAGCAACCCCCCCCCATCTTAAATTTTAAGTTTTTCACAACTATCATTCCTTTCAATTATTATTTTTTATTCAGTATCAGAAGATACTGTTTGAGTTGTATCATAATATGTGATTTCACCAGTAGTTTCATCTATTTCACCAATTACTTCATAAAAAATTGATGATGCCTCTAGATTTGCAATACCGTCTTCTATTCTGTTTAATTCACTTGCCTCAATTGGTGTTTCTTCACTAGGTTCATCTTTCCATATTTTTTTTACAAAAGGTGTATATGCCATTTTTATCACCTCCTAACTAAACTTTGTATAGCCATTTATATACATGGTAGCTTTGCAAGCACCACTTTGCTGCAAACAGCTATCATAATCACTAGGGTTAGCATTTGCACTTTCTATTTTAAAAAGATTAAATCCATTATCTAGATAATTTTTTATATCAGTTGACTGAACACTATTGCCAGAAGTAGATGAACCAGTAAATCCATTGGCACCAAATGTGTTTTCTACCTCCATGAAATTGGCATTTGAATAATCAACATTTGTAAATCCATAATCCATCTTAAGTTTTGAAGATAATTTATTTCGTGATTTATATAGTTTCAAATTTCTTGAATATCCAGTATATTTATATGTTCCACTTTCATAATACTCGACTGGTACATGATCCAAAATTATGTATGCACTTATAATATAAAAATCCTGTGGAATCTCTATATTAAACTCTAAAAAATCTTTAAATATTGTTCCTGAATATGAAAAGCCCATTGGAAGCAAAACATTTGCACCAACGAATTGCTGAGATTTTAAATTAGCATCTATCATTTTTGTTGTTAGCATACCATTACCACCTACCACAAGACTTCCATCTTGCAAATATATATTTCCTTTAAAGCTACCACTATCAGCCTCAATATGTCCTGAAAATTTACCATTTTTAGCTTCCATACTTCCATCGGCTAAAATCTTAAAATTTTCGTTAGCTGTAACCGTGCCAGTCACATCGATTTTTCCTGGTTTTAAATTAATTTGCGCTATCAATTTTTCTGTTTCTGTTGCTTTTTCAATTTCTTCAGACACAGAAATATTTATTTGATTTTTCAGAATTTCAATTTGTGCTGAAACTTCAGTTTTTAAAGCAAAAACATCTGTAAAAGCACTTTGACAAACATATTTACAATTAAACTTTATATCATCATTTTGAAAAGAATTTAGATATATTTTATTTACTCCATCTTTTAACTCAATATCAATATTCTGATACTCAATAATCTTTTCTTCTTCTAATAAATATAAATTGTTTTCTTCATCTAGTCCTATTCTTTGAATTAAATATGTTTTATCTGATTCTATTACAAATTCATCGGAGACACTATCTAATTGTCTTAAAGTTTTTATAGGTAATTTAATAGTATTTACTTTTTTATCTTCACTTTCAATTATTAATAGATTGTTTTTAGAAAATAGTTTTTTAGATGGAAAAATTCTTTTTGAAGGAAATAATAATGACATTTTCCCTGAAATAGATAATTTAATCATTTTCCCTTCTTTACAATTATTTAAAACTGCAACACCATTAAATTCCTCATTTTTTATTAAGTTTTCTATTTCTTGAACTTGCATCAATAATTCCTTTAATCCTTCAATTCGTTCAACAGACATAGTACCAGTTGTAATAAAATCTGCTACAAATCCGCCATCTTGTGTCCATGCAGTTACATATGTGCCATTAATTCCTGTTGATGAAAATCCTAAACCACCAAGTCCCCATTTCCAAATCCTCTGAGCTGTACGAATATCTGTTGTATCCATGATATACAACTCACCTGTGTCTTTACTGATTAACAAATGGCCGTTAAACGGATGGTTTATCAAATTTGTAGCATCAAGTTTTGCTTGAGTTAAAGCACTTGATAAGATTTGATTTTTAATCGTTTGATTATTTTGCTTTTGTGATGTAATTATATTAGGTATTTCATTTCCAAGTTCCAAGCTAATAATTCTTCCATTTAAGGCATTTTTTACTGTTTTTATTACTCTTATATTTGTTTTTTGATTCAAACTTGGCATATAAAATCTTAAATTATCACCTAATTCAACTGTCTCAAGGTTTTTGTACTCCTTATATTCTTCTGTTTTTGACAATTCCACAAAATCAACTTGTAACGAAATTTTTGGTTTATCAAGCCCATTATTATATTCTTGATTAACTGCATTTCTCATCAATTCGTATGCTTGTTCTTCTGTTGTGTTTTCATCTAATCCTATTTCTAAATCCATACTATCCATTTTTGGATAATTATAATTATTAATTAATGGACTATCTACAAACTTTTCAGGTAATAATAAACCATCTTTTCCAACAGGCATAATTTTTGTTTTAACTGTAGATAAGTCTATATTCATATCAAATCCAGTTAAATTTTTCTTTTCTCTAATTTCTATTCCTGTTTCCTTTCCACGGAAATTGTGAAGGATTATATGATAATTATCATATTCTGGTTCACCGCCAAATTTATTTAAAATAGAATTTTCTTCATCCCAAAAAGCTGAGCTTAATTTCTTTCTCACATATCTAGCACTTTCAATTTTAGTACAATCACCAGTTGCATAAAAATTTGTCTTAAAAAATGAATGCTCTAAAATCCAATTCAATGCTTCCTGAGCTGTTTTCTTAGTAGGTCCAGTATCTATTAGATAATTATCTCTTAAATCAAATACAATATGCCTAGCTAAGACCTTAAATCCATCTTTCGTAGGTTTTACATTATCGATACGAAATGCTTGTCCTAACGCTTTAATTATATTTCTAGAAGTTAAATATTCGGTGTATTTGACATTTTTTGGATACTCAAATTCTAATATATATTCACCTTTAAGTACCTCAGTAATTGTCGGTATTGTTTTAAACTCAGATAATACTCCAATTCCTAAATTGTCAAAAGAGGTGGTATTTTCATCGTATAATACTATCATTATAACCACCTCTCCTTATAGGAAATTTCAACATTTGTGATTCCCTCTGAAAATAAAATTTTATTTTTTCCTGGTGTTAAATATGGAAAATCATCTAAAACAATTTTATGATTTTTAGATAAATTGTTAGAAGTAGCTTCCATATTTTCACAATCAAGTGTAATATTGTCTTCTAAAAACTGTACCGAAATATTATTTATTGTTATTGTACCAGTACCGGTTACCGTAATTTTAGGATTTGTATTTTCGGTTCCACCTACTGTAAAACTGCTAGCTTCCGTAAAATTAATTGTTTTTATGCTAGATCCATATGCAATTGGTTCTAATTCTAATTGAAGAGGAAATTCTTTTATAAAAGATGTATTAGCATATCTGGAAAAATCTATTTGATTAACATTACGACATTTGTAAATTCTTTCTGGATAATCGGAAAACTCAATTTCTCCACTAGCTTTAAAAATCTGTTTTAATTGTTCTAATTTCGTGTTATCTAATAATAAACACTTTATCGTTATTGAAATAGCTAAATATGCCCCTTTATCGATATGTAGTATTCTATTACTACCCTCAATTTGAATACTTTCAATATCTCTTTTAGGAAGAATTATAGGAGGCATTTCAGTAATAACAATTCCTAAATCATTAAAGGAATTTAATCCATTAAAAGTAAAAGTAGGAAAATCTCTCATTTGCTATACCTCCTTCTTCTTAAACAAGTAATATAATTCTTCAGCTATTTTTTCAATATCTTTATCATCTCTTACTTCCATTTTTTCAACAACTATATTGTTGTAATAATTGTTGGTTTGATTTTGATTTGAATTCTTATTATTATTTTTTAATAAATCAGAAAAGTCTTTGTTTTCTTCTGCAGTTAAAACTCTTTCACCTTTATGTAATAGAGCAGGCATATCATCATAAGGAACATAATCCATACCTATCCTCAATTTTTTAATGGTAGGAATATTTAAACCTTTTCCGCCAACACCAGGAACCCAGTCTGGTATTTTTATTTTGTTAAGTGCTTTAATAAAAGTATTTAAACCATCAATAATAAAATTTATTGGAGTTTTTACTACATTGAAGATTTGACCGAACACATCTTCAAATACTTTCAAAACACCTTTTACAATTGGCGTTAGAAAATTGATAGCGTTTACTAAACCACTTGATATTAAATTAATAATATTCGTTAAAACTGTAATAATTGGCATTAATATTGTATTTATAGCCCATACTAGTAAATCAAGAAGTGGTGATAATAATGGCATTAATGCTTCTAAAATTTGCATTAATGGTGGTAGTAAAACTTGAATAATTTGCATTAATGGTGGTAGTAAAACTGTAATAAGTTTAACAAAAATAGGTAAAACAGTTTGAATAATTTCTGATATTACTGGTAATAATTGCGTTATTAAATCTAAAATCACAGGCAATAATTGTTCGACCATTTGGAAAAAAATTGGAACAATTTTTTCTAATGTTTCAGTTATTACTGGAGCCAGCGTATTTATTATTTCTTGAATAGTTGGCATATACTGTAAAAACATTGTTAACAATTGATTTAATACTGGCATAAATGAGCTAGCTAAATTATTTGTGAGTGCTGATACACTTTGCTTTACATCACTCATCAAATCACCAAAAGCTACACCTGCGGTTACAGCATCATCACCCATTATCAAACCTAAATCATTAGCTCTTTGTATTAATCCATCATAATCATCTGTGCTTTGTTCAATAAGTGGAGACATTTGATAGGCTACAGTATCTCCAAAAAGTTCGGCTGCCTTGCGAGCTCTTTCTTCTGCTGTAGACAATGACATTATCTGTTTCATGGCACCGTCCATATTAATATCTGTACTCTCTAATTTTTTTGCTGCCTTTTCCATTGTAGTCATCTCCACACCACATTGTCCTGCAGCATATGCTAATTCCTGATATGAAGATTTACTCATTCCCATACGAATACTAGCTTTATCTATTGTATCAGCTGTTGAAGCAGTATTATTTGCCATAGAAGTTAAGCCACCAATTAAAGCTGTACTAGCTCCAGCTACTGCAGTTCCAATAGCCATTGCACTCTTTGCAATAGAACCTAATGATTGTGTTAAACTTTTCTTACTATTTTCAGCTGTGTCTTTAGTTTCTTTTATCGATTTATTAGCAGAACTGTTATCCACATAGACTTCGCCAAATAAAGAAAATATTTTAGCCATTAAATTCACCTCCTAATCCGTAATCATTCATAATTTCTCTTGCTGTTCTCATGTGTTTATTAATAGGATCAATGAAATCTTTGTCTAAGATTTTATTAGCTATACTTTCTACTAATTTAGGAATTTCCATTTCTTTATCAATACCCCTCATTAAACATTGAGATAATAAAAAAAATGGTTTATCTTCAAACCATTCAATTCCTCCATAATGTTTATATAAAATTCGTAGAACTTCAGGGGTTCCCAGTCCTACTGCTGCTCTAAAAAATCAGACATTCCAGTAATTTGTAATAATTTCTTGACAATATCAATAAAATTTTCTTTTTTAGCTTTTTCTAAAGCTTTTTTATAATTATCTTCGTATTTTTTTTGATAAACTTCATCATAATTTTCAATAGTCTCATCAACTATAGGCTCTTCAAATAAATTTAAATAGCTGATAACAAAATCATATACTTCATTTTCTGCTTTATATAAATTTGTCATAAATAAAACCAATATTTCTGTTCCTAATTCTTCATTTGTTGGCTTATCTAATCCTTTTAAACTGTTAGAAATACCCATTTTGTCTATTATAGATGTCAATTTAATTAAAGACTCTGTTGATAATTTTATATTTTTCAAATCTATTTTCATTATTTACCTTCTTTCCATGCTCCCTTTTTTAATAACTACATGAAAATATAATCATTAAAAAAGAGAGCATTTTTATTTATATACTCTCTTATCCTAATGGATTTTCTGAACTATCTTCAACTGACCAAATTTTCTCATCAGTTAATGGATCATAATGTCCTAAAAATTCCAAATTATGTTCATTTTCACCTTTTGCTGCTGCTTTAAATGTAAATGTACCTTCATGCATTGCATTTTTAACAATTAAAATTTTATATGTACCATCAAGCATTTTAGTAATAACCGCAACATTTTTTAAATATGATGTACTTTTAATAATACCAAAATCACCTTGTTCTATCTTTTTAGTTAAAGAATCTACGGTCGCATTTGGCATTGCTAGAGCAAGATTTTCTTGACTGCAACATAAAGTTATAATTTTTAGACTTACATCTTCTCCATCTTTAATTTGAAGTCCCTTAGTCTTACCCTTTCTTCCATCAAATTCAATATCTCTAATACTTGGCGTTGCTACAAATTCTGCCCCACCTCGTGTAGGTCCAAGAATAGCCTCATCATCTTCACCATAATTCGTTACTACTATACCTTCATCAATTTGAATTTTAGCAATATCACCTTGTGTTAATTTTACTAATGACATTTTATCCCTCCTTTTTTATTTCAAATATTCTAGATGAAAAACTTATTTTTCTTATACTTAAGTCTTGTTCATTAATATTTGATATAGTTTGATTTTCAAAGTTTGTATGAAAACCTATACCTTTATCTTGATTAAAAAAAGAATAATTATCTAAATTAGTTCTCAAAGTATCACAAATATTTTCAATACTTTCATCAGATAATTCGTTTATATATATAAATAAATCTGTTATACATAAATACCCATTATTTAGAGATGAAAGAGTCAGTGTTGGAATAACAATATAAGGAAATTTAGTTGTAACTGGAGCTTCTTCATAATAGCAAGTATAATATTCATTTACTTTATTAAGAAATTCTTCTATAAACTTTTCTGTCATACCTCATCTTCTCCTTCCTCGTTAATTGATTGTCCTTTGAAAACTTCAATATTATCTAATTCTTTTAAAAACTTTTCTTGTGCAGACCTAATTTCAGCTATATTTTCTTGTACTACATTACTTAAGAAATTATTTATTTTCTGTCCAGGATGCATTACAGAATGTCCATAATAGTTGCCATCTTCATCATATAATCCTTTTTGACTACTAATCTGATGCGGTTGTGTTCCTTTTTCCATCCAGTACGGATTAATATAATACTTAACTCCATATTTCTTTTCCATTTCCTTTCGATTTCTATAGCCTATCAATAAAACTGGTCTATAGCCACTTTTTTTCGAAACTTCTACTTTTCCATAAATAGATTTTTTAAATGTTCCAGTCTTTATATGTTCTGCTAATGTAGGCTCTAGTTTATTCATTATTGTTTTGCCTGCTTCTTTCAGAGCATTTCTGGATAACTGTTTTAACATTTTCATAGATTCTGTAGAAGTATCAATGAATTCTATTTTTACTTCATTTGTCATTCTCTACAAGTGTTGAAGTTAATATTATTTCTGTAATATCTGCTTTAGGATATAATCTAAGTATTTTATAAATTTTATTGTTTAATTTAAAATGTGTAACATCTGCTAAATCGCAACCTTTAACTTCTATTTTTATCTCAGGTTTTAATCCTGCTACTTGTGCTTGATAAAACTCTGACTGCGTAATGGATTTAATATTACAAAATACTTTTGATTCTTTATAGCTAATTTTTGGTCTATGTAATTTATCTGTTATTGATTCTTCTTTTAATAAATATCCAATATCTTTAAAATACATTAATTATCACCCTCTTGATTAGCTTCTATTGTTTCTAATTGTTGATAATCATGGTGAGAGATTGCAAGTTTCTGTTTTTGCATTTCGTAAGAATTTTGTAATCTCTCTGCATCTTGATTATCATAACCAAAATTTGCTTTACAATAAGTGATAATTGCCGTTTCTATCATTGGTCGATATTGAGTTTCTTTAAAATAAGAAGAAGCAATGCCAGAAGTTTTTAGGTCTTCAATTGAAGTGTTGATTAGCATTTCGATTTCTTCATCAAATTCTTTATGGTTTAATCTAAGGACACTTCTTATTTTTTCAACTAATTTACTTGGCATTGCTTACACCTCCATTATTCTGATAATTCAGCTACTGCTTTAGTAATTTTAACAAATGCTTCACCTAAAGCTGGTTTTCCATCAAACATAGCAGATCCTAAATATTCTAGAGTATTATTTTGTAGTTTTCTACCTGTTTCTACTGTGATATCTTCTGCTAAATTACCTGCATACATTTTAAAATCACCTAAATATGCATCATGTAATGCTACTTCATCATCAAGCATTACTGGATAACCTTCTACATAATAAGTATTAGCGTCTTTTACAAAAACATTATTTTTTGATTTGTCTTGTAGTGGTCTATAATCTGCAAATAATGTTTTCTTGCTCATTAACCATTTTGCATTAGAATCATATGCACCTGGTAATAATGCAACAGCAGCTGTAACATCAGATTCTTTTAAACTTGCATCTTTAGCTACAGTAACACTATTTGTTTCATCCCATGTATTAGCTTTTTCTACACCAGTAGGTTGATTTTTACCAGTTCCACTAATAATTAATTTAGTGATTTTTCTAGCAATTCTTTTAGAAATCATATTTACTAACCAATTTTCAAATGCATCTACTGACATTTTAGAAACTGATTTTGAAATAGTAATATATTTATTAATTTCATAAGAAGTTAATGTAACTGGAATTAATACATCTCCATCTTCATTAATTGTTGCACCTTCAATGTGAACATTAGCTTCTGTTGCATCAGCTTCAACAGCAAATGTAACATTTCCTTCTACTCTTAAAAGTTCGATTTCACTTAAAAGTGGTGCTTGTTGAAATACTTTTTCAATAATTAAATCCTGTGTTTGTGTAGGAATAACTGCTCCAACTGATGCGGTTGCGGTTGTTAATGCTCTTTCTTCTTTTTCTGTTAGTTTCTTTCCTTGTAGATTTTTTAAAAATGCTGTTCTATATTCTTGTTCAGCTAAAATTTTTCTTTCTTCTTTCATATTTCCATTTTCCTTTCTTTCTTCATAAATATCTTCTTTAGTTCTCATTTCTAAAACTTTATTTAAGGTTTCTTGTCTTTTTTCTGCTTTAGAAATAATTTCTTTTCTTTCTTCCTCTAAAGTAGCAACTTCATCTGTTAAATTTTCAACTTCTGCAGTTGTGATGTCCTCTCTTTCAAGTTCTTTTTCGATTTCTTCAAATCTCGTTTCTATTTCTTTTAAAGTCTTCATATTTTTTCTCCTTTCATTAATCTGACTTTTAACGCTAGTTTTCGCTTTTTTAATTCTACATTGTTACTAAGGATATTCTTGCCCTTATTTAATGTATCTAATGCTCTAGCATAAATTGAAGTTGTATCATAAAATGGCATATCTACAACGCTAACATCATACAATCTATCAATTCTAAGAATTCTTCTAGTATCAGTGCTGTAATCCCAGTCTTCTTCTGATACTGTGAAAGCAAAACTCATTTTATCCAAAAGACCTGCTCTTATAGATTTATAAATATCTATATTTGAAGTTGTATCTATTAGTTCTGCTCTAATTTTTAATCCTATATCATCAACTGTTAATGACATTGAATTGTTTTTTGTACTTGCAATAATCAAATGACTGTCATCATGATTATACTTTAAAGGTACTGATTTCATATCACACCCATTAAAAGCATTCCTATCAACAATTTCAGTAAAACCGTGAGTTGCTGGTGAATCAAAAACAACTGCATAGCCTTCTACAATCATCTTGTCATCATTTTCACTTCTAACAGCTAAGTTTTGTGCAAGCATTCTTATTTCGGTTTTCTTTTCCAAATTACTCACCTCTTTTCATAAAAATATTATATTTTTTTACCATTTGGTAAAATAAATATTACATTTTCATCTTTTGTTTTTTCTTTCTGCTTTTGAATCCAAAGTTTAGTCTGATACTTTTGAAGTTTGACTTCCTTCACCTTCCCCTGTTGTTTGGATTCCTGTACTTGTTCCATTACTATCACCTCCATCATTGTCTAAATTTATAACCTCAGTGTATTCTTTACGAATATACCTCTTGTTACCACCTTCATCATCTGGAACCTCTGGTAAATTCCAAATTCTCATAACTTGATTTACTGTTAAAATTCCTCTATCAAATAATTGCTGAGATACACTTAATTTAGTATTATTGCTAGCAAATTGTAATTTGGAGCTTTCTAAATGAATAATACAACCATCTTTGATTTCTTTTTCACTAAAAAACATACAAGTCAAAACTTGGCTTAGTTGAATTGCGATTGGTTCGATACAACCCTCGTAAAAAGAATTCCATTCGTCTTCATTTGCTTTATTTTGAAGTATTTCCTCACTAACATGAAAATAATCAAAAACATTTTTTCGAATTTGCTCAGACTGTTGTGGATCAATGATAAACGGTTTAGATTCTATCGGTTGGACTTGTGAATATTTAGCATCAAATATTAAAACTCCACCATTATTATCAGAGGACAAATTATCTTCGGATAAACGCTGTCGTTCCTTTTTTAAGTCTTCTGGCATCAAAACATTTGCAAGTTTTGCAAGGAAACGAATGCAAGCACTATTCTTAATTCCTTCAATAATTCCTTGATTTTGAGTATTAATCAAATCAAGTGTAGGATCTAAAGCAGAATTACTACTGCCCCACCTCTCCTTTTGATAATAATGACTTCTTAAATGACCGCATCTTTCATACTCTATTGCATATTCTTCTGAATCAACATAGTATTTTAAATACTCAACGCCACCATAGGTAATAACACTTGCTCCTTTAGCTCTAACAGGATATAAACCAATAATTTGATCCGAATATATATCTTCATACAGAGGAATAATAAAAGCATTATTTTCACATTTTAGAATTGTGATTAGTTTGGATAAGAATTGCTGTGTAGTTTGAATTCTATTTGGTTTTATTTGCAGCATTTTTTCAATTTTCAGTCTTTTATTTTTAGGAGCAACTACTACAGGATTTAATTTAGAACATTGAACAGCAATTTGTTCAATACTACTTCTAATTAATTCCATTTCATATAAACCACCGTTAAAAGTAGTGAACGCTGGTGCATAACCATTTATAAGCTGAAATTGTTGCTGCAATTTTTTTAGCTGAACTTTTTCTTTTCTTTTAAACACATTCATATTTCTCCTCCTTTCTATTTACCACCTGTAAGATTTATGTAATCTTCGTAATGCTTTTGAAAAATAACATAGGCATCAATTAAAGAAACAGTACCATCAATTCTTTGCTTTGAATTACTACCTTTAACTGGTCTAATATTTTCATTTTTATCAACCTCAATTTGTGTATTAGTTAAACACCATTTTAAAATCGGATTGTTGTTATAATTAATTACTTTAGCTTCTAAATCACTTGCTAATAATTTCATAGGAGCTGACATTGTTCTGGCACCCTGTATTACTTCTTCTAATTGAAAACCATTATTTTTCATTTCTTCGGTCCAATACTGAGCATTCCATTTATCATAACCAGTCCATAATACATATATTTCGTATACATCTCTTAATTCTTTGAACCAATTAGTAACATCTGTATAATCAATTTTGTTGCCATAAGAATAATCAACATAGCCTTTCTCTTTCCAAATTGAATATGGTACCTTATCTTCGGATTCTTTTTTATCTGCTTTTTCACTAGGTATCCAATATTTTTGAAGAAGATAATATTTTTTATTTTTTCTGACTAAGACACTTGCACAAGTTAAATCACCAACAGATGACAAATCAACTCCACCAATTGCATAAGATTTTTTCAAATCTTCAATGTTGAATGTTTCAGTATTATTAATTGCTTCGAAGCTTAACCATGAACCAACACCAGTTTCACGAATATTAAAATCTTTGGTTAATAAAGTAGGCAAAAATTTTGAATCATCTTTTCCTCTTTGCACATTTTCGTTTAGATATTCTAAAGATTTAATAGTACCTAAACCAGGATTTGCTTTTTCCCAGCATTCAGGAATGACCCATTCACTTCTACTATCTAATTCATAAATAAAAGATAAAAAGCGTTCATCATTAATAATTCCGTTTAAAACATCATCTGCATATTCATATATGTCATCAAAGATACATTCTCGAACAAACCCGGCAGTTGTAATCATGAATAGTAATGGTTGTGTTCTTGCACTCATGGATTGTTTAGAAACATCATAAATATTTCTATCTTTTATTGAATGCAATTCATCAATAATACCACAATGCATATTTAATCCATCAAGTGTATTTGAATCACTTGCTAGTGGTTCAAATGTTGAAAATGTTAGTGGAACATATAAATCAGACTTTCTTTTTTTTATGTGTTTGGACAAAAGTGGACTTTGAGCCACCATATTTTTAGCTTCATTAAAAACAATTTTTGCTTGTTCCTTTTTAGATGCCACACAACATATTTGTGCACCACCTTCATGGTCGCCAAACAACATATATAAAGCAATAGCTGATAGTAAAGTGGACTTACCGTTTTTACGCGCCACTACAATTAATAATTCTCTGTATTTCCTATCACCATTTTCATTTACAAATCCAAATATAGACTGTAATATAGCTTTTTGCCATAAATCTAGGATTACCGGTTTACCTGCCCACTTTCCTTTTGAATGTTTGCAAAATCTTTCAACGAATTCAATTGGTCTATTTGCTTTATCTAAATCAAAGTGATATTTTCCAGGATTTTCTAAATCAAAAATAAGCTTTTCAAACTGTTTTTTTACCTTTTTGCTTACTTTTACTTTAGAATTCTTTATCAAATCGTAATATTCTTTTATGTAATTCATTTAATAAATGCTTCTAATTCATCAGGTTCACTTTTATCAGAATGTTCACAATTTTTAACCAAATCATTCAACTGCTTGATAACTGTTTGATATGACTTAACAGTATCTCGATATTCCTTGAATAATGGATTGGGCTTTGTAAATTCTTGCGTTGCGTTTATTGTTTTTATAGTAAAATCCTCTAAATTTTTAATACTTGTTTCTATATCTTGACTTAATATCAATAAAAAAGAAGCTTTATTAATTAGCTCCTTAATCATTTCTTTTTTTGAAACTGGAATATCTTTATACAGTTTTTTTAATCTCTTTATTTCTTTGTCTATTCTTTTCTGTCTTTCATCCATTCGTTCCTCCTACCCCCCCTCATGTGAAAAACCCCATTCCGGGGTTTAAAAAAGTCATACGCGCGGTTTATAGAATATATATTATTTTTCTGAATAGGGGGGATTATTATTAATATTATTAATATTATTTATATTTTCTTCTTTGATTTCTTCTATTGCTAAGACATTTAAGCAATTTAAAATGAAATTGTTTCCATTTGATAACTCAAACATCACTTGATTCTGTTCCCCAAGTTCTTCACATAATCTATTAATATCAAAACTTTCTTTTGTTTCTTTATCAAGAAATGTTTCTGATGTATATATTCTTAGTTTCATTGGTTATCACCTACCTCTATTAATTCTCCATCAGAATTAAAAACTATACCTTGCCTAGTGCTACTTGCTCCTTCATGTTCAAGATTATGACAAGTCCTGCATAATAACTCTAAATTGTTTTTATTTAATGTTATGTTAGGATCATTTATATTACTTGGTGTTATGTATATTTTGTGATGTACTATTTCACCAGGATTACCACATCTTTCACATATGCCCATTTTCTCAGTAAAAAAAGAGTTTCTTACATTTACCCATGACTGGGAATTGTAAAAACTCTTTGCAAAATCTTTAGCCATTATGCACCTCAATTAAAAAAGAGATACAATTACGCATCTCAATTTTAAAATAATTTCATTGTACACATTATAAAACGAATTCTATCGTATGTAAATAGTGCCAATAATCGGCAAATTATCGATTTAAGGTTTAATATCCTAATAATTCACCAATTAAATCATTTGGCAATAATAGTGGTCTTATAGACTCAATTAATCTATTTTTGTTAGCTGCTATAGTTGAAGTTGAAGTTGTCTCTTTTTTATTATTCTTTTTATCAATATATTCAGCTATCTGTTCATGAGTTTTACCTTCAAAATATTTTAAATGAATAATATCAAAATATGGATCATTTTTTAAAGTATTAATAACAGATTCAATGTGTTTAATAATTACTTTTGTTTTAAATATATGTTTCTTTAAATTATCAATAGAATCATCAATAATATCTTCTTTTGCTTTTTTCATTGAATTACTGGATAAACCAGTTATAGATTTTGACTTTTCTTGAATACCATATCTTTTTAATTCTGAAATTTCTTTTTCTCTTTCATTTATAGAAGCTTTTAATTTAGGATATTCATATAAAATTCGTTCAACATTTTTGAAAGTTGAATAATTATTTTTTATAAATCCTCTTGCCTCTAATTCATTTAATACAATGTTTGATATTTCTTTTTTTGAAACATCCATTTCTTCGGATATTTTGTTTAAAATATTTTTCTCATTCATTACAAATTTTCCTCTCTATTCTTTAAAAAATAATTTATGAATTTATTTGGTGTGTCTTTCAAAGTTACACTAATTGCTTTTCTAAATTTTAAAAATTTACTCAGTTTATTAAGATATATCCATTCAAGAATAAATCCTTTGTTAGTTCTTCTATATATAAATGGCGATTGATTTCTTATCTTTAATAAAATTGCTAACATCATTTTAGAATTTTTAATTTTGTTACCATTATAAATTTTTATAGTATTTGAAGTTAACTCTATATCATAATTTAAAACTTTTATTCTTACAAAATTATTATTCATAAAGCTATTTGTTCCTTTTTTCAATAATATTTTTCATTTTATTTTTTTGTAATACTTCTGCTAAATTATATAAACCTGTATAAATAATGACAGAAGAAATAATAATACTAAAACCTAACCATATCATTTTTGAACCTCTGAAAGTCTAACTTTCAATAATTTTTGGCAACCACAATTAGGACAATCTATAGCATCACAGATAGTTGAACCAGTTGTTAAACTTGATAAGCCCTTATTTTCAGTTACTTTTTTTACTTTATTTTTATCTATATAAAATTTGTTATTACAAATATCACACTTAACTTTTTTAATCATATTTTTCACTTCTTTCTTCTTAATATTAGTGCAAGATAACTGTGGATTATATTGCACACTTTAAATCATGATTTTATCTATATAATATAAGACTTAAATCTATATTTTTTTATCTAAATAGTTTTTATGATTTTTGATACCTGTTTTTTCAATAATTTTTCCATTCTTGGCAATCATAAGTTGCCCATCTGGTGGAATAAAAATTCCTTCAATTAAATTATCTTCTAATAAATCTTTTATATATTTCTTTACAATTTTAAGATTATCTATAATTTTTGTAGTGCAACTATTTTCATTATTGAAAAATCTGTAGCTAGCTATAAAAATGTCACGGTTATTAGAAATTATAATCGACCAACTTCCATTATTCAAATCACGAACATGATATTTTTCTAATCCATTAAAGTTGTCAGATGTTTCATATCCATAATGTACTAACAATTCTAATTTAATTGATTTTTTTAATTTCAAAATTTAATCATCTCCATTCGTTTTTTCTTTTCTTGTAAAGTTGTTCTAGTATAAATGCTTGTGGTTTCCATTTTCGAATGACCTAAAATATCCATCAATTCTGTCATTGTCGAACCAGGCAATTGAAGATATGCAATTGCGAATAAATGCCTCCACCCATGTGGATGAATATGATCTAAATTAACTCTAGCAATACCACCGATTTTCTTAAGGTTTCTCCAAATTGTGGACGAGTCTATCATCTTATTAGGATCATTTTTTCTTTTAGGATCAGGACTTCTAAATATAAAGCCTTCTGTTATTTTATTTTCTTTACAATATTTCTTTAATGAGCGATGCAAATCACCTATTAAAATAATTTTTCTTTCTTTTCCTTTACTGTAAATATCAATGTATGGACCTTTTTGTATATTTTCAAATGTAAAATATCTTAATTCACTAATTCTTATGGCTGTCTGAGCGAATGTCTTAATTATCATATATAATTCTTCTTTATTTAATTCTTTCGCTTTTCTAAGCATTCTTTTATGTTCCTGATTAGACATTTGATTCTCTAAAGAAGATTTTTGTTGAGTTCTAAATTGTTTAATAGTGATTTTTTTATAATCTTCATCTAAATATTTTAAAAATTTATTAAATACAACTACATATTTATTTATTGAAGAAACTTTAGCTTGTCCTGATTCTAATTGTTCTTTTAAATATAGCTTGTATTTTATGGTAAATTCTTTTGTAAATTCAATTTTATCACTATCAATATATTCATAAAATTTATTCAAACAGTTTTTATAATCAACTACTGTTTTGCTAGACTTTTCATCAAGTCTTTCTTTCTCACAAAATTCTTCTATCTTTTGTTTAAGCTCATCTTTAGTCATAAAATCACTCCATAAAATTTATATTTTTAATTCGCATACCATCAAAATGTCTATATATTTTTATTAAATGAGGAATATCTTGAATTATAATTTTTTCATTATCTTTAAATATAAGTTCATATCTATTACCATAATTTTTATGTCTTGTATCAATAGAATTGCCTAATTGTGAAAGTAGTTTTTTAAATACCTTTTCGCTAGATTCTGGAGTAGGAGTAATAATTAAACTAGCACCATCTCCGTATTTACTATTCGTTTTTAAAAAAAAGTACAAATTAAATATTTCATCATCTAAATAATATAAAGTTTTCAAATCATTAAATTTTTTTAAGCTATCAATCATATCATTCCTCTTTTCTTCTTAATATTTGATGCAAGATAACTGCATATTATATTGCACACTTTAAATCATAATTTTATCTATATAATATAAGGCTAAAACTTATCTTTTTTTATCTAAATAGTTTTTATGATTTTTAATATCTATTTTAGTTAAAATATATTTTTTAGCTATAAGCCTTCCTACTGCATCTGCTATAATAATAATTCCTGATAAAAGTAAAAATATAATTATTCTATTTTTCATCTGATACTCCTAATTGCAACCTTGCTCATTTCTTGTTGATATTCTTGAAGATAATTAATCATTTCTAAATCTTCATCTGTCATTGGCCTTTCTAGAATATCAAATATATAATCATTAATCTGTGGCCTTTTATAATTTGGAATCATTTATTATTCTCCTTCTTCTTTTAATTTGCATTCTTTCCTTAGTCTATTAATAAAATTTTTATATCTTCCATATGTATATTTTTTAGTACACAAATTATATTCTTTTTTTAATTCTGCAACTTTTTTATTACCCAATATCAACTTTGCATATTCTTCCCAAGTCATTAATTATCACTCCTTACCATTCAAATATAAGTTTTATTAATAAAATTAGCATTACTAATACAACTAAAATCAATAATACAAATAGAGTTATTTGTAACCATTCTGGTACATTAACGTAACTACCACCATTACTTGTATGTGGGACAATAATAGGCATTATTTGTAATAACATTATTCATCACTCTCTACTTTCTATTCCTCATTTTCTAATTTATTTAAAATCTTTCTTAGTTTAATTAATAGTTTTTCAATTTCTTCAATAGATAGATTACTATAATTATTGTTTTCTATTAATAATTCATCTTTTTTATTTTCTAAATAAATTTCAATATTTTTTAATACTAAATAGTCTTTAATCTTTAACATTTCTATCATCCTTTCTAAGTATCAGCATAAATAATAATTGCCTCATAATGTGGGGCTTTTTTTGCTTCTTTTTGCATTTCTCTTTCATATTCTACATCAGTTAAATTTGCATACCTAACATCATCGGCAAAATAATCACATAAATCTTCTACATAATCATCTTCAGAAGTATAGATAATATCATTTATATCACTTTCATAAATAACACCTTTTTCTACCCTTCTAAATTTCATAAAAGTATAATTATAGTCATCACATATATCTTCACTGCTACAAAAGAATATCAATGGTAATGTAGGATACTCTTTTACTAATTTTAATAATTCTTTGTTTTGTTCTTCATTTGTTAATTTATTCATTATTTACCAACCCCTTTTAGATATGGTTGTTTAAAATCTTTGTCATACCAATATTGCTTTATATAATTTCTTGTTTGCTTATCAAAAGCTCCTAAATATCTATTTTTCCACTCTTTTAGAAATACATATCCAAAAAATTCTTTTCTAATATCTCTTATGCTTGTACCATTTGTACATATTTTAGTATCATCACATACCAAATATTCTCTATTATTTTCTTCATCAATAACATAATCTATGGCTATGCCAAGTATTGATGCTATACCTTCTAATTCATGAATCACTTCTAATTCTTTATATATCTTTATCACTTCCATCTTTATCACTTCCTTGTTCTATTTCTTGCATATAATTTTCTAGTGGACTTGGGTCTAAGATTTTCATTCCAACATCATCATAAATTATATTTTTTCTTATATATTCTTTTAACTTATTCCAATTATCCTTTAGTTGTTTATCTTACTTATGTAAATTCTGCACTTGCTATTTATAGCAATTTTGACAGTTTTTTATTTGTGTGATACTATTGCCTTGAAAATTATCTTAATAAGAATAAATTTTCAGAAAGGATGAAGAATATGGAAAAAACTTTACTATTCTTTGATAGTAAAACAAAAAATAATTTAGTTGGTATGATCCATTATTATGAAAAAGATGATAATATCGAATTTGATGTTTATCGTCCTGGTAAATATGGGCTTCAATTAGTTGATATAAATGGAAATCATATTTACAAAGATCATGCAACAAATGAGCAAATTAATTCATTTGTTGATTCATATATCAAAGATTATTTTGATAATTATTATTATGAAGAAAAATAACTTTTTTCTTCTTTTTTTATGCTGTATTTGTTTACATTTTCTACATCAATAACATATTTTCCCAATTAACTTTATCAACTACTTTGCCATTATTTTCTGCATTTTCTTTTAAGATTTTGTTTTCTTGTTGTAATTTATCTATTATTCTTATTTCTCCTTTTCTAAATAAATAAAAATCACAGCTAACAATCCTACGCGAGCTTAGATGTCTCTATTAATGCTCAAAACTTGCTGTGATATTTTTTTAATAAAAGAGGTAGTTGATAAATGAAGATATAGTTTGTAGGATTTTTAAATAATAAATTTACTTTAATTTGTTATATTCTTCAATTATCTTATCTTCAAACATAGCACGAATTTCAGGATTAATTGGGTGTACTATATCTCTATAATCTCCAGTAGGAGTCTTCTTACTAGGCATAGCTATAAATAATCCCTTTTCTCCTTCAATGATTCTAATATCATGAACTGCAAAGCTATCATCTAATAATACAGATGCAATTCCTTTCATTCTTGAGTTTTCTATTTCTACTTTTCTTATATTTACACTTGTTATCTTCATATTAAATAATCTCCTTTTCCTCTACTTTTTTATTACTTATTATGTATTTTATTTCATCAGGATTTTGTTCTATTTTAATCTCTAACCCAATATTGTTAGTTTGTTCTTCATGTAGTTTACTTTGTAACTTGTAGCCTTCAAGTTCATAAATTTTGTCTACTAGCTTGTCCATGCAAATTTCTTCTCCTACACTCATATCAAAATTAACAGGATCAACGCAACTAGAGCTTTCTACAATTGCGAATCCATTAGGTAATGTTGCCATCAATACAACAGTCTTATCACCATATTTTTCTACCTTTACAAAGGTCTTAGCTAAAATATTGTCTATATCTTTTTTTGTTACTTTATTATTTTCCATTTTCATACCTACTTTCTTCTATTTTTTCTTTTTACTGTTAAAACTTGTTTTGTTTGTTTAGGTAATCCATTATTCTCATATTCTATTGTTTCATGTTCTACCTTTTGACTTAATTCTTTTATTTTTTCTAACTGAATTTGATTTTTGTTTTCCAAATTTTCAATAGCTTTTTCATATTCCTTAATAATTTGAATTTTTGCATCTAATTGACTTCTTAATTTATGATTTTCTTTTGTAAGTCCACCTTTTGCAGTACCCAATTTTATATTTTCTTCTCTAATTTTTGATAATTCTTTTTCAAGTTTTACTATTGTTTTGGATTTTTTATTTGAAAAATCTTCTATTTGTCTATTTTTTTCATTTATTTCTGTTTCATTAATTAATTGAATATCTCTTAGTGATGCATTATCTATTTCTAGTTTCTCAATACTACAATTGGCTTGTTTTAATTCTTCTCTTAAAGAATTATTTTCTTTCTCTGACTTATCAAATTGAAGTTTTAAATTATCATTTTCTGTCTTTCTGGTGCCATTTACTTTTGCTAATTCTTTATTGCAAATCCTTAAATTTTCTAATTCATCAACTATTTTTTTATAATTCGATTTTTTTACTATTTTTATCATAATATTTCTATCTCCATTTCCTTTTATTTTCTTTTTTTAATATTTTAATTTCATTAAGTAAATCAATAATAATACCTAAAAAAATACCTCTATATCTAATTCCAGAAAGCAATTTGATTACCTCATCATCAGTAGCACATTTTATTAATTCTTCCTTTAAATTTACTTTTCTAACTGTCAAATTATCTCACCCCTCCGTTTTCAACATAAAATTCATCATCGATTTTTCTAATTATTAATTTTGCAACGGTAGCTTTATTACATTTTGAGCATTGAATGGCAATAATTTTATTTTGTGTGTCAAGATTTTTATTAATTGAGTAAGATAAAAACTTTGCTATTTGATAATAATTGACTTTATAGTTTCCACATGAATGCCAAAATCTGAATAAACAAAAATTAAATGTAATATTTTTTACTCTAATTATCATTTATATTTTTTACACTTTCAGTAATATCAAAAACAAGCTTATCAAACTCATCTGCATCTTCTTTTGACATTTCTTCATTTTTTAAGTCTTTATCAAGCCAGTCTGGTAATTCACTTTCAGTCTGATAGTAATTTTTTTTGGATCTTTTGTATTTTTCTTGATAATTTTTCACATCTTGGATCGTTTTAAAGCCTTTAGCCTGCCATGATTCTAATACCGTTTGAACATATCTAATCCCTCGCGCTCCATTTAGAATTGATTCTTTAACAGCATAGCGTGTCAATTCATTATCTTCCCAAGAATTAATTAGTTCATATTCAATTTCATTTAATGTTCTACCAAATGCTTTTTGAATAAAAGTGAATAAATCAGCATTTGTTTCACTTTCTTCTTCATCAGATAAGTCGGCACTTGTTCTGAATTCAGCATCAGTTTCATTATCATTATCAGTTTCATTATCATTATCAGTTTCATTATCATTATCGGCTTTTTTAGGTTTTTTAGGTTTTGAATTAGGTTTTGAATTAGGTTTTGAATTAGGTTTTTCTCCTAGTTTTCTAGGTCTTCCACCAAGTCTTCCATTTTGTGCGGATGTTTCACACCTTTTATCGTATTTTTCACGATCCCTATCTAAATTACCTTTTATAACTTTAAATGCCATTTTTAAAAGGCCAGTAAAATTAGGTTCAATGCTATCAATTTCATAATCTAAAATTGCTCTAAATAATATTCCAACTTCCTCATTAGATAAATCTTCAAGTATTTCTCTATACTCATAATAAAGTAAAAAGCTATTTTTCATTATTAGCACCTCATTTGATTTATTTCGTAATCTGTGCTATAATAAAGGCGCTTTTTAAAGCAAAGGGAACTTTTACTTGCAGGTTGAGTTCTCTCTTTTTTTTGTCTTAATATCATAAATCACCTCCATATTGATAAACTTGTACCATTTTTCCATTTTCGATTTGATGGTTTCTATATGATCCATAAATCAAAAATCCAACAAATACAACTAAAAATAAAATCGTAAGTATTACAGTTTCTGTTGCATCTTTCATTTTTTTCACCCCTTTCTATATTCTATAGACCAAATTTTTTCTTAATAATTTTTGTTAACGCTACTTTTGGTCTTGCTTGTGGAATAAAAATACCTTTATTCTCCATTTCTTTTTGAGCTTCTTGAATATATACTCTTGCTTTTCCTATTTTTAAATTTGGTATTATTACTGTTAGATCATAAGCAGATAAATAGTATTGATTTAGTACCGTGCTAGGGTCTTTTCTTTCTTCTTTCATATTCTTCTCCTTTTTTATTTTTCTGATTGTCCTCTTTTCATAATGTAGTATCTTCGGGGGTTTGAATCAGACTCCAATCCCTTCTTACATTGCATTTGTAGCAACATTAAAAATCTTTCAGTAATTAGGATTAATAGTCATTGAAGAGTCAAAAAATAATTCTAATAATTAAAAATTAATTTTAAGATTGCTATTATTAGCATTCTTTTTATTTAGTTCCAGAATAATTAATTCTATAAATTCTTGTTTTTCTTCATTAGTCATTTCTTTAAACGTTTGTAATAGATTCATATTTTTCTCCTATATTTTTTTACTTTTTTCTCACTTTCTTCTATAATAATGTTTTAGAAAGTGAGGTGATTAATGTGGAAATTGCCAAAGAAATAGTTATTGCTATGATCCAAAACGACTACATATACAAAGGCAAATCAAATGAAGAAAATGTTGAAGCCGTTAAAAAAGCATATGATGCGATTTATCAACAGATTCGTGATTCCAAAAATACCAAAATTAAATAAATTTGATGAGATTAGATATTCCCAGTATCTAGTCTTTTTTTGTTTCAAATAATAGCTTTAATATCTCAATATCTTCTTTTCCATAAGTTCCTAATTCATACATATCATTTATAAGTTTTTGTTTTAAATCTTTTAGTGTATGATTTTCTACCTTTTTATTGCAATCAATACTTCCATCAGTATTTACTTTAAACAATTTAATTCCCATTTATATGCTCTTCTCCTCTTTTTCTTGTTTTTTCTTATTTACCCCTTTAAAATAGTTTTTGAAAGGAGGTAATATTTATGGATTATGATCATATCGATGAAATCTGTCCTAAATGTCATTTTAAAAACGATATGGACGGTGCAAATTATTGTCGTAAATGTTCTACACCACTGGGTAATCATTGTACTAACGAAGAGTGTGAATATTTTTCTGATTTTGAATTAAAAAGTGATTCATTATTTTGTCATGAATGTCAATCAAAATCCACATACTATGATTTTTTAATTTCTGAAGAAAATTAAATTCACAGCTACATTTTGGACAATATTTCGGATATAATTTATGTTTATTAGAAATAACTTGTATATGAGAATTTTTTTTGCAATTCTTACAAGTTATTTTTATTTCACTAAATTTTTTCATTTTCCTATACCTCCTTTTTATTTTGTTGTGCAAAGAAAAGATAATCAATTGTATTTCCAGGTAAAATATATTCTATGATTTTTTTACATTCATTTAATTTAAAATCGCGCTTACCATTCATTTTGTCACTTACAGTTGAACTATTTAGGTTTAAACATTTTGCAATATCCGATTGATTCTTATTAACTCTGGTCAATTCAGCATTTAGATTTGGATACATTATTTATTAACACCTCCTTCTTCAAATACGAAACTCCGTATTGATATTTTGATTATATTACGGTATTTCGTTTTTTGTCAATACTATTTTGAAAAAAAAGTACGAAATTTCGTGTTTTTATATTGGTTTAATATTTACATTTTTTTAACAAACATATATAATCAAGGTAGAAAGGGGAAGAAATATGACTTTTAATGATAAAATCGATTTATACATGGAAAACAATAACTACAGCAACTTAAAGCAACTTGCAAAGGATTGCGAAATACCTTATACAACTTTACGCGATTTTTACGAAAAAAAAAGTGCTGATAATTCAAGACTATCAACAATCAGAAAATTATCAAATCTAATGGGATGTACAATGGACTATTTAGCATATGATGATGTTACTGATTTTAAAGGTTATTTAACAAATGATTCATCTATACCAAATACAGATGCTGAGTATAAGCAAATATTAAGAGATAAAGGCTTAATGGATGAAAATGATAATATCAACGAAGAAGATTTTAAAAAGTTAATAGATTTTGCAGTTGCAAATAAAGATTTCATCATAAAAAAAGATAAAGACTAAAAATAAGCCTCTATCAGTAAGAAATACAATGATTTATCTATATCAAGTATAATCAGTACAACCTCTAAATCTGTGTATTTCACTACAACCACCCCTATTATATTATAAGAGGTATTTCATAATTTTGGTTAAAAGTATGCTAGTACAGGTGCTTTTAATATATATATTAGAAGTAAAGGAGGTACTAAAAATGATATGCCCAAAATGCAGTAGTGATAATGTGAATATACAAGTTGTTGTTGAAAGCCAACTAGTAACAAAACATCATGGAATCATATGGTGGTTATGCATTGGATGGTGGTGGATTCCAATTAAATGGTTATGCTTTACATTGCCAGCTTTAATTTTTAAAGTTTTTGGTGTTGGTAAAAGACATAAAATAAAGAATAAAACCATTAAAAAGGCTGTATGCCAAAACTGTGGAAACAGTTGGAATTTATAAAATAAACTCGTACTGCGAATACAAAGTCAAAATTAAATTTAATTAAGGTTGTATAAAACATTTGAATCAAAGGAGGTTAATATGGATACAGAATTAACTGAAAACAAAGAATTGGTACTATTTAAAAATAGTAAAATAAGAAGACAAGAATATAATGGAGAATGGTTTTATTCTATTGTAGATATTATTGGAATTTTAACTGAAAGTAAAGATGCTAATGCATATTGGAGAAAATTAAAGCAAAGACTAAATGAAGAAGAAAGTGAGTGCGTGACAAATTGTCACCAACTGAAATTAATATCTAAAAAAGATGGAAAAAAATATAAAACCGATTGTGCAAATAGAGAAACCATATTTAGAATTATTCAATCTGTTCCATCACCTAATGCCGAACCATTTAAATTATGGTTTGCTAGATTAGCTGAAGAAAGAATAGAAGAAGTTATTAATCCAGAACTTGCAATAGAAAGAGCAAGACAAACATATTTAAAAAAAGGATATACTGAAGAATGGGTTAATGCCAGAATGAAAAGTATCCCTGCTAGAAATGAACTAACTGATGAATGGAAAAAGCGTGGCGTAACAGACCAAAAAGATTTTGCAATATTAACAAATGAAATTAGTAGAGAAACTTTTGGTGTTAATATTAATAAGCATAAAGAAATTAAACATTTAGATAAAAGACAAAATTTGAGAGATAATATGTCACCTATTGAATTAGCGCTTACTACATTAGCTGAAGTTACTACTACTGAACTACATAGGACAAATGATTCACAAGGAATGAAAGCTTTAAAAAATGATGCTGGTACTGGTGGTCACATTGCTTCTATTACAAGAAAAAATATTGAAAAAGAATTAGGAAAATCTGTTGTAACATCAGAAAATGCAATTGATTTTCAAAATAAAAAGAAAATTGAATCAAAATAAAATAAAAAAAGACCTCGTACTGCGAATACGAAGTCAAAACCTATAAAAGGTACAGAAATAAAAACCCTAGCACGGTGTTCTTTTTTCTGTACTCTCATTATACAAAATTTAAACTGTTAAATCAATAAGGAGAGTGAAAAAAATGCCTGTATATCAAGCACCAAAAAGTGAATGGACAAAGGATGGAAGAAAATACTATTTTAAAATACAATATTTTGATTTATTCACCCAAAAAATAAAACCATATAAATCTAAAAAATTTATTTCAAAAAAAGAAGCTGACAATGGAGAAGCTAAATTTATAGCCACACATAAAGGCAACATTAAAATTAAATTTGATACAGTTGCACAATTATATTTAGAAGAAAAATATAAAATCAGAAAAGAATCAACTGGTTGTTCATATGAAGATGATTATAATCGCCATATAAAGCCATATTTTGGCAATTTATACATAGATAGTATAAATATTCATACTATCAACGAATGGAAGCTTAAAATCGATATAAATGGTCGAAAATTAAAATATTTAAATGGATTTTATAATATTATGAAAGGAATATTTGATTTTGCCATTAAAAATTTTGGATTAGAAAGAAACCCAGTAGAATTATCAGGTAGATTCGAGCGAAGACAAGATGAGATAATAAAAGATGAAGAAAAAATCAGATATATCACTTATAATCAGTTTCAGCAATTTATTTCTACTGTTGATGATATAACATACAAAACATTATTTATAGTATTTTACTTTACTGGAATGAGAAAAGGAGAAATACAAGCATTAAACTGGAATGATATAGATTTTGAAAATAATATTATTATAGTTAATAAAACATTATCAATTAAAACAAAAGATGAAAAAGGATATAAAATAACGGCAACAAAAAATTATAAAAACAGAAAAGTAGCAATGAGTAAAAAATTAAGAGAACAATTAATGATATATAAAAATGAAATAATGAAATATTCTGATTTTTGTGAAGAATGGTTTGTGTTTGGTTGTACAAGATTCTTACCACAAACAACTATTGATAGATATAAGGATCATTACTTCAAACTTGCAAATATGACACCTATTACAATTCATGAATTTCGTCATAGCCATGTTTCATTATTAATTAATCAATATATAGAAAACTGTTCAAAAAATAATCAAGAAATAGATACTGCTTATTTCTTTATCATGGTAGCTAATAGAATTGGAGATACTACAGATACTATGACTAGAGTTTATTTGCATCTATTCCCATCTATGCAAAAACCAATAATCAATTTATTAGATAATTTATAAAAAGAAAAAATTGTACCTAATTTGTACCTAAAAATATAAAAACCCTTGATTTTCAAGGGTAATTAACTATATGGTGACCAGTACGGGATTCGGACCCGTGAATGCCGCCGTGAAAGGGCGGTGTGTTAAGCCACTTCACCAACTGGCCAGATGGCGCCTGATGTAGGACTCGGACCTACGACCTATCGGTTAACAGCCGAGTGCTCTACCAACTGAGCTAATCAGGCACAACAACAAAACAAATAAATGGCGCCTGATGTAGGACTCGGACCTACGACCTATCGGTTAACAGCCGAGTGCTCTACCAGCTGAGCTAATCAGGCACTTTTTTTCTAAAGCTATTTCATTATATAATACATTTTTTGCTTTGGCAATACTTTTTTTCCATTTTTTATCTTAAATTGCCCATATTTGAAAAAAAAGTGCTAATTTAGCACTGTTTCATATAAAAATTAGTATTCACAATTACCTGGTGTTCTTGGATATGGTATAACATCACGAATATTTTCAACTCCTGTTAAATACATTAATAGACGTTCAAAACCAATTCCAAATCCTGAATGAACACATGAACCATATTTTCTTAAATTTAAATACCACTCATAATCTTCAGTATTCATACCAAGTTCTTTCATTCTAGTAGCTAATTTATCATAATCTTCTTCTCTTTGAGATCCACCCATCAATTCTCCTACACCTGGTACTTCAAGATCAGCAGCAGCTACAGTCTTTCCATCAGGATTTTGTTTCATATAGAAAGATTTGATATCTTTAGGCCAATCTGTAATAAAAACAGGTCCATTAAAGTATTCAGTAATATATTTTTCGTGTTCTTTCGCAATATCTTCTCCATATTCTGGTTTAAATTCCCATTTTGTTCCTTTTGCTTCTGCTTCTTTTAATAATGTAATAACATCTTCGTGCGTAATACGAGTAAATTTACTATGAATTAGTTTCGTTAATTTATCAATTAAACCTTTTTCTACAAATTGATCTAAAAATTTCATTTCATCTTTAGCATGTTCTAATACATAAGTAATTACATATTTTAAACACTCTTCTTCAATATCTAAAATACCATTTAAATCACAGAAAGCAACTTCTGGTTCAATCATCCAAAATTCATTAGCATGAAATTTTGTATTAGAATTTTCTGCTCTAAAAGTTGGACCAAAAGTATAAGTCTTTTTAAATGCTGTTGCAAATGTTTCAGCTTCCAATTGTCCAGATACAGTTAAACCAACACTGCGACCAAATAATTCTTTTTCTAAATTATTTTTACTACTTTTCGCAATATCATCTAGATTTTGAGTAGTTACATGAAACATTTCTCCTGCTCCTTCACAATCTGAAGCTGTAAATAATGGAGCATGAAAATAAACATAACCTCTTTCTTGAAAATAAGTATGAATTGCCATAGCTGTTACACTTCTAATACGAAAAACAGCTTGAAATAAATTCGTTCTAGGTCTTAAATAAGCTTGTTCTCTTAAAAACTCACTAGAATGACGCTTTGGTTGCATTGGATAATCTTCTGGGCAATCTCCTTCTAATACTATTTTAGTAACTTTAACTTCATAATCTTGTCCTGCACCCTCTGATTTGATTAATAATCCATAAGCTGTAATAGCACTTCCATTATGATATTTTTGAATTTCTTCAAAGTTTTCTAACTTGTTATCATAAACTAATTGAATATGTTTAAAGCAAGTTCCATCTGAAAAATCAATAAAACCAAATTCTTTTTGTTTACGATGATTTCTAATCCAACCTTTTAATTCAATTTCTTTTCCTAAATTTTCTTCTACATTCTGATATAATTCTTTTAAATCCATGTTATTACCTTCTTTCTTAAATTTCTTCAAATCTATATTTTTGATTAACAT